AGATTGTTTCCTATACTGACATTCATATCATTATTGAAAACCTGATATGACCCCAACCACTCATACGAACCACTTGTGTTTAGTGATATACCACCTGTTGCGTTTGCTATAGCATTTTCAACAAAAGTTTGCGTCGCAATAGCATCACCTGCTCCTGTTGTGGGTTGAACTGGCAAACTTACAACTCCTGTATCGGATACAATAATAGATGGTGTGCCATCAGGCGAATTAATTTGGGCTAATTTCAAAACAGATGCTTCAATCGTTCTCACACTCATTATAATATATTTGGAAGAAAAGATTTTTTAATTTTTCAATTAGCATAACAAATATAAGCATTCATAGCTACAAACGGTGGAACAATATTTATACCATTTAGGTTTGAGTTTGGGTCGGTCTGTTGAATATCTGTTCCTGTTGTGTTTAAAGTGACTCCTGTTGGGCTTCTTCCAGTCGAATAACCTGCTGTTCCTGTTGTTGATTCTTTTAACAATTCGTAAAAAGTAGATGATGGTAATGTATCACTAATCACGACATAATGTTCGTGACCTGCGTCATTAATACGATGAGAGTGTTCTGGCATCTGTGTCAAAACAGGCATTTGAACTCCACCATAAACCGAGTAAGTATTGACTGCTCCAAAATATCCATTTCCTGTATAAAGATTAGACGCTACGGTAGATGGTTGATTCGCTCCAACTACAAATCTTGAACGAAAATCAGGAACGGCAAATTGGTCTAAACCACTCGATGCCCCATATGTGTATTCAATGACCCCCCAAAGATCTAAATATGTATCTACATCTATCAATCTTCCATCACAATATAAAAAGTTTGGTGGTGGAGTAGATTGTGGAAGAAAGATGACAGAACCAATAATGTTGGTAGATTTTGCCTGAAGTATATCATATTGCGTCTGTAAAAGGGAAATCTGTTGAGAATACAAAGCATATTCATTTTGAAGCGGAATTACACTATTTTCAACATCTGTTGCTTCTGTATTTACGTATTCCTGACTTGCTATGCTCTTGGGATTTTCAGGATTGGTTTCAATTGTTATATTGTAAAAGGTTTGTGAAAGATTTCTTTGACCGATGGAAGAAACGAATGACATAATAGAAGTAAAGATTATATTTTATTTAAAATTGATTTAAAGATTTTACGACATTTTAGAACAAATAATGCCTAAAAATCCTGTTGATTACTCAAAGACAATTATTTACCAAATTAGGTGTCTTGATGATGATGTGGATTTTGTTTATGTAGGGCATACAATTAATTTTAGAAGTAGGAAAACAGATCATAAAAAAACATGTAATAATTTGGACTATAAAGGAAGTGATTTCAAACTTTATCAGGTTATTCGTGATAATGGTGGTTGGAAAAATTGGGAAATGATTCCACTGGAAGAATATGCCTGTAATTCTTCAACAGAAGCAAGAATTAGAGAGCAAGAATGGATTGATAAATTACAATCAAAGTTAAATGTAAGAAAGGCATTTTTGACGGAAGAAGAAAAACGCATTTTGCGAAATAATTTGAACAAAAATTGGCGAATTGCTAATCCTGAAAGACGTAAAGAACAAAAAGCAAAAGAACGTGCTAAAAATGCTGAACATATTAAAGCACATAAAAATAAAAAATGTGATTGTTTATGTGGTGGAAAATATACTTGGGCAAATCAAGCACAACATTTCAGAACTTTAAATCACAAAAATTGGTGGTTTATGGCATTTAGTTAAGCATATGTTATGTAAAAGTTTGTAGCTACGAACGGTGGAGTAATATTTACGCCAGAAATACCTGAAATAGGGTCTGTCGCCTGTATTGCTGTTCCTGCTGATTGAATGGAAATACCTGTTTTGGATGATTGAGTGATTATATCTCCTACTATTGAGGTGGTTGATAAAAAAGGAGTTGTTCCAGCTACTGGGAGATTCGTAAATCCTGTATCTGACACGAAGTGCGTGTGACCATTATCTGTAATATTGTGATTATGGGCTGGTGCTCGATTGATAATTGGAAAACTGGGTTGCGTAGGACTATATGACCAATTCTTACCTGAAACGCTATAAGTGTTTGTAGCTCCTGACTGATTGTTTCCTGTCATAATGTTTGATACTGCTACTCCATTCACATTGTTATTGCCTCCAATAGGAAAATAGGATTGAAAGTTTGGAAGATTGAAATTAGTGCCACTGCCTCCGTAATTATATCCTATAACCGCAAAAAGGTCAGCATATGTCGTTGTTGAAACCGATGCCCCATTACATAACAAGGTGTAGGGTGGAACGTCATTACTCATAACCATTACGATTGAACCAATTACACGAACAAGTTGAGATTCAATCAAAGTAGCTTGTTGTTGTAATGCCAAAATGGATGCTTGTAACGAGTTTGCCGTATTGTTGAGATTCGTAATTTGCGTATTGATGGGATTGATTTGAGATTGAACGTATGCTACCGTAGCAGCACTATTAGGATTTGAGCTGTCAGTTGTTATTGATGTATTAGAATAAAAAGTCTGCTCAAGATTCCGCTGGTTTATACTACTCCTATAAGCACACATTTATATAACGGAAGAAAATTGATTTTTTATTTTGATTTAAAGATTTTGCGACATTTACCAACAAGAATGCCGTTGGTTGATTATTCAAAAACAATCATTTATCAAATTAAATGCCTTGATGATGTGGATTTTTGTTATGTAGGACATACAACTAATTTTAGAAGTAGAAAAAACGAACACAAATCTTGTTCGTCAAAACATAATTCACCTTTTTATGTAAAAATACGAGAACTTGGTGGTTGGGAAAAGTTTGAGATGATACCGCTTGAAGAATATACAATTTGTAAATCTTTGATGGAAGCAAGAATTAGAGAGCAAGAATGGATTGAAAAAATACAAGCAAAATTAAACTCAAAAAAAGCATATCAATCTCTTTCAGACTCGGAAAGAAGTAAAATACATCGTCAAAAAAATCCAGAAAAAGTAAAAGCATATAATGAACAATATAGACAAGAACACAAGGAAGAATTGAAAGAAAAATCAGCACAATATCGTATTGAAAATTATGATAAACATTTAACCGCAGTTAAAAATTATATTGCTAAAAATCCTGAAAAAGTAAAAAAATCAAAAGCAGAATGGTATGCTAAAAATGCTGATAAAATAAGACAACAAAAACGAGAAAAATATGCTTTACAAAAACAAAACAAAGTTTAAACGTTTTCCACATCTTTTGATGAAATCCCAAATCCTATATCAATCTTTTTGAGTTTATCGTGTATTTCACAATCCATCAAGTTTGTCCTTTCATATAGTTTTACGTATTCATTGTAAATGTTATTGAGATACACATCACCATCTATGCCTCTACCTTCAGTTTCTAACATTAAAATCTTGTAAATATCAATTGACATCTTATGATACTGCTTGGAAGAAAGCAACTCGTTTTCCAATTTGTCTTCAACTTTCATATACAGGGATAAAGAGGTCAAAAGACCAATGATGAATGATAAACCGCAATTTGTAGCGGATATATATGCTTGGTCTAAATAACTTGTGAAAGCCACCGCAGTTATGGCATTAAGACTGCTCATAAAAATTATCGGTATTTTGAACCAGAACACTACCTTTTTGACATCAAAATACTTTTTTTTATGGTTTTCTTCCAATACGATACAATTCAAACGAATATCGTTGAGCAACTTTTCTACCTTTGGCGACCAATTGTCGCTCGTTTTGTTGGAAAGATCGCTCATATATATACTTTACATAAAAAATTATAATAATTCATTCAAAAATTGACTTAAAACTCTTTTAAAAAAAGATGTTATGGAGTTTGAAAATGAATGCTTTAAGTTAATCAATCAGGATCACGCCATCTATTTTTACAATTCATTACGAATGGGTTGCTCGATAAAATCTACTCAAAATGCGAATCCATCTTGTAATTTTGACGGAATCATTACTCACAAAAACAAGTATCTTGGAACTTGCGAGTTCAAAAACTTTCATATGCCTCATAACCAATTCACTCTTTTTCCTCTTCAACTTTCTAAAATCCATTTGGCAGAACAAGGCGTTCCTTTTTTTCTACTTGTAAAATGCTCTTGTGGAACAATTTTGTATTATAGATTCAAAAAGGCACATCTGAAAAGGTTTGAAATGTGTAAAGCTTGGGGATACAAATACAAGAATCAAGAGTCCGATGAACTTTTCTTCCATATACCCAGAGAGAACTTTAAAATCTTGAAAAAGGATGAAACTATTTTTCTACAAAAGTTTTATTTAGATAGTAAATGCCACAAGCAGATTATAGATGATACTATCATGAAAAGGATTCCAAAGGTTATACTAAAAGATTGATAAAAAAGGTATAAAAAAATCTGTGAGTATATATATCATCAAATGGAAGATTTTGGAGAGAATGAGATTTTACCAACTTATTACAAAAAGTCAATGGCAGTCAATATGGCAACATATCGAAAAAAGATGAATCCTGAACAAAAAGCAAAAATCAATGAATACCAAAAGAACAAAATGGCAGAAAGACGAAAAAAGCAAAAAGAAGAGAAAATGGCAAAAGGCGTAGAAATCAAAATTGGCAGACCAAAAACCAGAGAAGGTTTCACTCCAAAAGAGTTGGAAAAGATGGTTGAGTTCCTTACCCAAAGAGTGAAAGAGTTGGAAGAAGCACAAGCAAAAATAGTTCCATATTGGAATTAAAATATACTTACTCTTTTTGAAATAAATGTGTTTAACAAACTATTTAAAAGTTTTTTCGTAATATATAATAAGATGGGAAAGGTCAAGTTTTCAACAGGTATAAGCGGAGAACCACAGACGATAGACGAGCAGTATTACGAAGAAGTTTGTAAAAGTTCAAATGTCTATGAAATCCCTCCTATGGATACTCCTGTCAAACTTTTTTGCGATATTGATATTTATGACGAAGAGTTTGAATACGAAGATGCGATAGTTGGAGTAGGAAACATTATTGAAATTGCTGTTAAAAATGTTGAAGAATTGACAATGTATTTAGGTAGAGAAAATCCGATAAAATATACAATTTGTAATTCACATTCTCCATCTTACAAGTGTTGGAAGACAGAAAAGAAGAAATGGAAAGTATCTATTCACATCATCTTTCATAACATTTTGGCAACGAAAAAACAGCAAAGTCTCTATTTCAAGTGGTTAAATTGGAAATTGGAACAAGAAACAGATTGGAAAGGGTATTTCCCAGAAAACTCTAATTTCTTCGATGTCTCTGTTTATGGAGTTGAAAAGTTTAGGGCAGTTCATTCTTCCAAACCAAATGAAAACAGACCACTTGTATTAGAGAATGGAACTTTTGAGAGTTCCGTCATTTCTGCTTTTTTTGATGAAGATAGTTTCACCATTGATGAAAACAATGAAAATCACGAAAGAATGAGAGATAATTTACAAATCAAAACAAGTATCTCAACTTCAAAAGGAGATAGTTGTATAAACGAGTTCTTGGTTACAGAATACATCAAAAGAGGTCTTCTTACCAAATACTCAAACGATTACGCATCTTGGTTTCCTATCTTTGCTACAATTACAAATATGTTTGATGAAGAAACATCTTGGAAATTGGCAGACGCTTTCTCAAAACTTTCAAAGAATTACGATGAAGCAGGAAATCTCAAATCTTTTTACAAACTACTTGGAAGAGAGACGACTTATGGGATTCAAAATATTCGCACATTCGCAAAAAAAACAGATAAAGCCATTTATGACGAAATTGAAACCGAGAAGAAAGAGCTGGAAAAACAAAAAAAGGAAAAAGAGAGAGAATTGAAAAAATTGGAAAAAGAAGAAGAAAGGCGTTTGAAGCAAGAAGAGATAAAAGCAAAAACAAGAGAACAGACCAAAAAAAAGGCAAATGACATAAAAGAGCAAATTGTGAAAAAAGTTGAAATTGAAAGTATTACGACTTGTGAAAGCGAAAACGTAATTGAATTGACAGAAACTGAAAAATTGATCGAAAACTCACTTCAGTATAGTCATCCAGCAGATTACGACATAGCCCAAGCATTGAACTCTTTTGTAGATGTCAAATATAGTTTTCACAACAAGAATTGGTATATATTCAATGGAAGATGGAATACAGATTTGTCAGGAAGTATCGTTTCAAATCTTTTGAGCGAGGATTTTTGTCGTGTTGTGGAACGAATGGTTTATGATTATTGTGATAAATTAGATAAAGAAGAAGATGAAGAACAGGCAAATATCATTACAAAACAGATTTCAAAATTGGCAAAATTGGTAGAATGTGTGAAAAATACAAAAAAGAAGAATGATATTTTGACACAATTACGAAATATCTCACACGATGAAAAGATGAGAACTCTGATGAATAAAGAGATGTATCTTC